CCCCCCGACAGGGTATATATGAGTAAAGTATTTACATTTACACAAGATTATCAACACCCCGTTTGCGGAAAAGAAATAATAAAAGGCGGAACAGGATATGAATATCCATCAGGAGGAAAGCGCCTTCCAGAAGAGATAGAACATATTTATCCAGATTATAGTTTATATCCTGAGATGTGCAAAGATACCGCATACGGTTTTCTTACAAGAGGATGCCCTAGGGGATGCGATTTTTGTATCGTAAAGGATAAAGAGGGAAAGAAAAGCTGTAAAGTAGCGGATTTATCAGAATTTTGGAACGGACAAAAGAATATTGTTTTGCTTGATCCAAACATGTTTGCCTGTGCAGAATGGGAAAATTTATCAGAACAATTGATAGATAGTAGAGCATACATAGATTTTTCACAAGGTTGTGATATTCGAATTATGACCGAACAAAAAGCAAATTATATCAAGCAGATGAAGATAAAGCAAATTCATTTTGCGTGGGACAGGTACGAAGATAAAGACATAATCATTCCAAAGTTCCGAATGTTTAAAGAAATAACTAATTGGGATCGAAGAAAAATGTCTGTATATGTACTGACGAATTTCAATACCACATTTGAACAGGATTTAGAAAGAGTATATATGCTTCGTGGCTTAGGATATTGGCCTTACATAATGATTTTTGATAAGCAGAATACGAAACCTACGGATTCTGTTAGAAAATTACAACGATGGGTAAATATGAGGGCTACGTTTGAAAGCGTGAAAAAGTTTGAAGATTATACAGGGTAAACAATTTATGATTTTAAGAAAGGAATAACGAATCCTCGGTAAACCGAGGTTGTAATTTAAAGGTGTAAAAGAAATTACATAAAGGGAATAATAGTTGCGTTGGCGATTCGATAAGGTGGAATTTGAAGTAGCGCACATATAGCATATTTGACTTATGTGAGTTTCAGACCGTCAGCATGGGAAGCCTATGTTCCTTATCCACGATACAGGATTTGTAGCGTGGTGTTATGAAAGTATGTTGGTTTTCAACAGGAATAAGCAGTTTTGTAGCGTGTTATCTGGCAAAGGATGTTGACGAAATTATCTATACTCATGTGTCGAATCAGCATCCTGATAGCCTTAGATTCTTGCATGATTGTGAGAAGTTATTGGGAAGAAAGATAACGATAATTCAGTCGGAGGAATATTCCAGTGTGGATGATGTGATTGAAAGAACTAGATGCATCAACACTCCATTCGGAGCACCTTGTACAGATAAATTAAAGAAAAGGGTTCGCATGAAATGGGAGCGTGAGCACCCAGATCATCACACTTATGTATGGGGATATGACCTAAACGAAAAGAATCGTGCAGACAGAGTATGTGAAGCGTTGAGCGATTACGACCATGAATTTCCGCTGATCGAAAATGGATTAACAAAAGAGGAAGCTCATGGAATAGCTAATAAGTTAGGGCTGAAACGTCCGGTTATGTATGATTTAGGCTATCCAAACAATAACTGCATAGGATGTCCGAAAGGAAGAATGGGTTACTGGAACAAAATCAGAGTCGATTTTCCAGAAGTATTTGAGCGCAGAGCCAGACAAGAGCGAGAAATTGGTCATAGCTGCATAAACGGCGTATTCCTTGATGAATTAGAGCCAAACAGAGGAAACATAAATACAGAAATCATGGAGGACTGCACAATAGCGTGTCAGTTGCTTACATGGGGAAAGTGAGGATGGAAATGGGAAGTTACACAATAAATCTTCCAAGAGGACTGGAAGTAGATATTTTTGACCTGCCAGAGGACTTCAAAGAGCAGGTTGAGCAGGCATTCAGAGAGTATACATCTGGAACAGCAAAAGCGTATATGTATGTTGACAAGTTGGGATTCATTGACCGTTGCGTAGAATATCTGAACGGCGATAAAGATTCAGATGACGTTGTAAATTCGTTGGTTGAAGAAGCAATGATTGCCGAATGGAGAAACAACGGCGAAATCATCCAGGAAGACGATATATACAGTATTGATTTTATGGAAGATTGCTACAGGAAAGGCAAGGAAGATGCAAAACTGAACTCTCATTTTGGAACTGACGATCATCACATTTACGACCAGATTCAGAAAGTTCTGGTGCAGGTAATTACAATTGTAATGAATTATCAGGATTAAGGAGGGCGCAAAATGTTAATCAGAAGTCAGGATAAAAGAATGATTGTAAATTTCGACAATATTTGTACAGTATCAGCCTTTCCTGAAAAGGATAGTGAGGATATTTATGTCGAAGATGGCACAGGCTCACTCATGGTCGGAAGATATTCCACCAAAGCAAAAGCCATAAAAGTACTGGATGTGATTCAGGAAGCTTACATGGATTACAAATCCGGTGAAATTATTAGCAATGGAATAGCGGGATCAGCATACACAGGAAACTATGATACAAAAGAAAGTGTGGCGCATGGAATTGCTGTATTAAAAGGCTATGGAAATGTGATAAGAGAATCAATCCTGTTTCAGATGCCAGAAGATTCGGAGGTGGAAGTATGATTACATTCTTATTAGGATTTACCCTTGGAATCATATTCGGAGTGGTTGGCCTTGTATGCGTGGCGATCATGTACGACAAGCACCATCCAGACGAATAGAAAGGAGAACGGTATGCTGACAAGGAATAAGAAGCTGAAAGACTACGGTATTCCGGCAGAAGACATTGAAAAATAGGATTCGTGCATTCTCGTGACTTCAGTCGTGAGTTAGCGAATCCATGTATATAACCTATTTATCCTTGAGATAGTCTGAGAGAATTTTGTTAATGAGATTAGTCATAGAACGACCATCTTTCTTAGCAAGTTCTTCCAGTTTTGCTTTGGTTTCTCTGCTCATATTAACAAGAACACCAGTTTTATCTTTACCTATAGCCATGTTATCACCTCCGTTTAAGAGAATAATAGCATATAGAAAGGTTATAGTCAAGTTATATAACTTTCCTTGATATAGTTATATAACGGTTATATAATATAAACAGAGGGAGGTGATAAGAAATGCTTAAAGCTTATAAATACAGATTGTATCCCAATAAGAAACAGGAAATTCTGATTCAGAAGACATTTGGATGCTGTCGATTCGTTTATAATCAGACATTAGCTCATCGGAAAGAAATGTATGAAACTAAGAAAGAATCAATGAGCAAAATTGACTGTAATAACTGGAAGAACAAAACTCTGAAAGTTAACTACGAATGGCTCAAAGAAGTGGATAAGTTTGCACTTGATAACGCAATCATCAACATGTATGCTGCTTATCAGAAATTCTTTAAGGAACACGCAGGTTATCCGAAATTCAAGAGCAAGCGAGATAATAGAAAGTCATATAAGACAAACTATACCAACGGAAACATCGAAGTTTATTTTGAGAAAAACGAAATCAAGCTTCCGAAATTAAAATGGGTCAAAGTGAAAATTCATCGTGAATTCATTGGAAAGATTAAATCAGCCATTATTTCACAGGATCCATCTGGTAAATATTTCATTTCAGTTCTTGTGGAAACTGAACAGATTCCGATGAAGTATATAGACAACAAGGTTGGTATTGACTTAGGCATTAAGGATTTGCTTATCACTTCTGATGGAGAGAAAATTGATAATCTCAAGCTAACCAAGAAATATGAGAAGAAGCTTGCTAAGGAACAGCGTAGACTTTCTCATAAAGCAAAAGGTAGCAAGAATTGGAATAAACAGAGAATTAAAGTAGCAAGAATACACGAGAAAATCCACAACACCAGAATTGATCATTTGCATAAAATCTCACATCAACTTATCAGCGAAAACCAAGTGATAGTTAGCGAAGATTTGGCGGTATCAAATATGGTTAAGAATCATAATCTTGCTAAAGCTATTTCAGATTGTGGATGGTATGAATTGACAAGACAACTTACATATAAAGCAGAATGGAATGGACGTACATATATCAAAATCGGTAGATATGTACCGTCAAGTCAGACTTGTAATATATGTGGTTATGTTAATAAGGATACCAAAGATTTATCTGTCAGAGAGTGGGCTTGTCCTGAATGCGGAACAAAACATGATCGAGATATAAATGCTGCAATCAATATTCTTAACGAGGGATTAAGGTTGCTAGAAACAGCTTAGATATAACGAGTACGGTTGGTTTGACCGGAATTTACGCCTGTGGAGTTAGTAGGTTACGAGGACGTAGAAGCAGGAAGCTCGTGACTTTAGTCATGAGTAATTCACAATATCCTACACCGGAAAAGCTACAGGAAAATCAGTAAAGAAAGATATATCCCGATGAACCCGAAAGACTTCTACGGATACAGACGCAAGACCGTCGCTGTACTGTATGAGAGAATGCGATTGTTGGGAGTGTGGGAGGAATAAGAGGGCAAAATGGAAAAAAGTTTGTTTAGCAGCAATTCCGATCAATGGGTTACACCTAAATATATTTTCGATGAATTAAACAAAGAGTTTGATTTCACACTAGACCCATGTGCGGACGCAAAAAACCATAAATGCGAGAAATTTTTTACTAAAAATGAAAATGGTCTTATACAGGATTGGGGAGGAATGCGAGTGTTTTGCAACCCACCCTACGGAAGAGAAATATATCAATGGGTTGAAAAAAGCTATCAGGAAGGACATAAAGAGAATACGCTCGTTGTTTTACTAGTTCCGGCAAGGACAGACACGAAGTGGTTTCAAGATTTTGTATATCACAGATCTGAGATTAGATTTTTAAGAGGAAGGTTAAAATTCGGAGACAGTAAGAATAGCGCACCGTTTCCGTCAATGATAGTAATTTTTAGAGGACCTAAAATGTAAGCACAGGGAGGAATCAGATGAGCAGATTAATTGATGCAGATAAAACGAAACATGCGATACATTGTGCATATTCTGATGATTTAGAGATTCTTGAAAAGATTGACGAACATCCAACAGCTTTTGATGTGGATAAGGTTATTGGCGAATTGAAAAGAGATAAATTCATCGAATCCGAATGTATATTATCTGATGTACATCAAGGATACAATGCTGGACTGAGCAGGGCAATAGAAATCGTGAAAGGCGGTGGAGTTGAATGAGAGAGATTCTTTTCAAGGGAAAACGGATTGATAATGGCGAATGGATTGAGGGGTATTATCAGAAAAGACATGACTTTTTAGGAAACGAAGAACATTTAATCTTTTATGCAGACGGTCATACAGTATGGGATCATGCGGAAGTTAGCTCAGAAACCATCTGTCAGTTCACAGGACTTTGTGACAAGAACGGTAAAAGAATCTGGGAGAGCGATATTATTTCGTACCAAAGAGACAATGATGATTGCCCGTTTCCGAATAAGGATACGAAGAAAAGATTTGGGAAAGTATTCTATCAAGGTTTTAGATCGACTTTTGCTATTGGCATGGGAAAAAATGGAAGTAGATCTATAAATGATGATTTGTGGAAATACGTTCAGAATGGAAATCGAGTTGAGGTTATCGGAAACCAGTTTGACAATCCAGAATTATTGCAGGAGGAACATAAATGAGTAGTGCAAGCGTAAGATTTGGAACAAAAGCGTATGTATGTGCAAGGTACTTCCTTAGACCCGGGAAGTGCTTCAAATACATTGACCAGTGTGGCGAAGATGCCACGGAACACGTCTATGAGGTCGTAGCATTATATCCGTATTGTGCATTGTTAAGAGATACCAGAAACGGAGTCAGAACTTGCCCGGGATATAACACTTTGAGCCTGATGTTGAGAGGAAGTGAAACGTATGAGTAAAGGCAAAGACATTTCTACTATGTTCACAAAAGAAGAAAATAAAAAGAGCGGAAGGCTTGGATATTATCAGGATAAAAGTGAAAAACTATCATTAATCCTTCGCAGTGCGGAGTGTTTTTACAGAAAAGAGGTAAGAGAAGATGAGTAAATCAGTATTAGTGTTGGATACGCCAAAATATTGTGCTTTATGCGTTTTACGCAGTGGAGTGCTTCACCCGTTCTGTAGAGTAAACAATAGAGATATTACAGATTTGAGTATTAGACCTGGATGGTGTCCATTGAAGCCATTGCCGGAGAAAATGACCGGAATAGCCATAATAAACCGCTTGAACGGTATAAAAACAGGCTGGAATAATTGCATTGATGCAATTACGGGAGGAAACGCAGATGATTGATTTAACTGGAAAAAGCGTATTCGTAAAAACGCAGGAAGAATATTTGAGTGTTCTGAAAATGGCAAAGCTTCAGGGATTCGCATGGGGGAAAGAAAAACATTTAAACCCTATCGAAATTCCATTCCCAAACATATTGAATTTCTGCGACAGCAAGATCGCTACTTACAGCTGTGTTGAAAAGACATTGTATGAAGCATCCGAAATCGTCGAAGATGAAGAAAAAATCAAGGATGCAGTAAAACTTGTCAGAACGTTCGCTAAATACCCAGACAGAACAGCATTGACGGATACATTCATTGAATCGTTGAAGTTACTTGCAGATACTGTAGAAAGTCAGATGGAAGAGGTGAAGTAGATGATTGATTTAAGAAACACATGCGTTCTGGTTAGAACACCAGAAGAAAACAAAAAACTACTTAAGGAAGCTGAAAAACAGGGATTTCAATGGGATTCAAAAGACGATTGTAAACCATTGCCAGAACAATGTTTTCCAGACATCTTAAGGTTTTACGACAGCAAAGCTATTACCCATAGAGTATATGTTAACGAAAATTGCAATTGTTACGAGGCATCAGAACTCCTCGGAACAAAAGAAATGACGGCAAGAGAGTTTGCTGAATGGTATGCCAATACATGTTCTTTATGCAAAAATCGTGAATGTTCAGAATGCGTATTGAGCAAAAAGAACACTAAGCGTAACGAAAGTTTGTGTGAAATAGCAAACTGGAAAGGCAATATAGATGAACTGTTTGAAATTGTGAAATCAGGAAGAATTACAGTTCCTACACCTGAAGAGAAAGCAATTAACACGATTGAAAAATTTATCGAGAATCCAGATCGTACAGCGTTGAATGATGAATTTTTAGAATCATTGAAGCTGGCAGTGGAGAAGTTGAAAGAGGTGAAGTAGATGGAGAGATTAACAGAAAGATACGATGTTGCACCAAACGGAGAATCAGATGTCTGGGTTAAACAGCACGATTACATTTCAGCGGCGCGAAAGCTTGCCGAATATGAAGACTTAGAAGAACAGGGCTTGCTTGTGAGATTGCCGTGTAAAGAAGTGTATTCAAAATCCGGTGACGAAGTATATCTTATTTTCGAAGACGAGATAATAGAATGTATTCATTGCGGTTTAGATATTTGTGGTTCTGATGGAGAAGGATATATTATTCTCGGTGCTTATGAAGATATATTTCCGTATAGAGACCCAGACCCTGAGCATGATTTAGACCCTACTGATTGGTGTAGAAACACAAATCATGTAAGTTTGTCGGAAATTGGTAAAACGTTATTCTTCACACGTGAAAAAGCTAAAAAGAGGTTGGAGGAGATGAAGAAGAATGATTGAAGTGATAAAAGAAATTTTTATGATAGTGGGAATGTGTGTAGTTGGACTTGCTGTTTACGTACTATTGTATACAATAATCAACAAATTCAGAAAGTGGCGCAAGAATGGCTGTAAGATTAAATGTCTTTGTAAACCACATATTTACGAAATCCAATGGCATTGGGTAAATACAGGAGAAACATCTCTGGTATGCAAGAAGTGCGGTAAAAAGAAAACATTGTTTATTGACTACGATTTCCACAAGAAAAACAATCATCAGGAGGATTAATATGAAACCAGAAGAAGCAATTGAAAACTTACGGGAACGCATTGACTTAGCTAAAAAGGTCTGGACAAATGTTCCAGGAATTGTTGAGTATCGTAAAGCATTAGAATTAGCAGTTAAAGCGTTAAAAAAGCAGATGCACAGAAAAGTGAGATACGAGGTTGTAGAATACGACGAATGCTACGATGTTAATTTATATGCTTGCATCTGTCCGTCATGTGGACTGCATATTATTGGTTTTTCGGATGACGATGTAGATTCTAAATGCAACAGCGATAACCCTGAAGATATGTTTCATTCCAGTATGGTACATCATGCATATATTGGCATGAATAATTATTGTAACAGGTGTGGACAGAAATTAGATTGGGGTGAGGAAAATGGCAGATAAAACATGCAAAACTTGTATTGAAAACGACAACGGGCTGTGTGACCGCAAAGGTATCCTGATAGAGGAAGATGATACCTGTGAAAAGCACACAGAAAACTGGATGGACTCTTTAATGGAGAAATTCATCCGAAAATCAATGCGGTAAGGGCGGAAATGCCCTTACCAGACGGGAAGGTGGCTAAATGACAAAGGTGAGTTGGATTCGATTAGAAATAGATATGTTCGACAACAAGAAAATCCGGCATATCAGAAAACTTCCAGAGGGGAACAATATCGTGCTGATCTGGATGATGCTCCTGACGATGGCAGGGCGTTGTAATTCAAACGGGATTATTTTTCTGACAGAGAATATTCCATATACAAACAAGATGCTGGCTGACGAACTGGATTTTGATGAAAGTGTGATTGAGCTTGCACTTACAATTCTTGAAAAGTTCGGCATGATAACCAGAGACGGAACAATGCTTTCAATTCCCGGATGGGAAGAACACCAGAACATTGACGGGCTTGAAAAAATCAGAGAGCAGACAAGAAAACGAGTTGCCGAGCATAGAAAACGCCAGAAGGAATTATCGGAAGAAGAACGTATACCGGAGATTCCAGAACAGATTTCTTGTGAAAAAGATTTAGTCAAGCCCGGCGACGTGCAGAAAGTAGTTGATGAATGGAATAAGCTTCAGCAGTTCGGTATTCAGCCGATTGCAAGAATGACGGCAAGAAGAACACAGATGTTGAAAGCAAGAATCCGTGAATACGGCATGGACAAGGTAATGGAAGCGTTGAATAATGTACAAAACAGTGACTTCCTTATGGGAAAGAAAACTGATTTTATAATAAGCTTTGAATGGTTTGTGAAACCAAACAACTTTTTAAAAATACTCGAAAACAAATATCACAACAGGGAGGATATGCGAAATGGAACTGGCACAGCTCAAAGAAATGTCGAACCAATCATCCCACTCGGGGAATGGAACGGAGAAGAAACAGACACTCCATTCGCTTGAATGCCCGAAATGTCATGGAACTGGTTACTATACGGAGCTTGAAGGTGACATTCAGTATGCTGTGGAGTGCCCTTGTGGAATCAGGAAGAGAACAATTCTTGAAAATCAATTGAAATTCGCAGAGCTTCCAAACGTGTTTAAAGGCTCAAAATTCAGTGATTTGAAGTCAAGTGTATATTTGAATGCCGAAAAGTATTTTCTCAAGCGGCTCAGGCGGTAAATTATTGGTTCAAAAACCTTCCTGATATGCAGAAAAAAGGAATAGGATTATATCTTTTTTCAAATGCAAAAGGTTCTGGCAAAACCAAAACAGTATGCAGCTTGGCAAATGAGATCATGAAAAAATACCAGAAGCCTGTCAAATTCACCACGTCTCTCAGAATCCTTGATGAAATCAAGAACACATGGGGAGCCAAAGAGAATGCAGAGGGAAAGTTAATAGAGGATTTGTCCAGAACAGAAATCCTTATCATTGACGACTTCGGTGCCGATTCTGGCAAGGACTGGATTAATGAAAGATTCTATAGCATCATCAACGGGCGGTATGTCGACAGGAAGATTACTATATTCACAAGTAACTGCCAGATTTCAGAATTGAAATACGATGAGAGAATCACAAACAGGATTATTGAACGGTCGCTCGAAATTCCATTCCCGGAAGAATCTGTCCGGGTGCATATGGCGCAGCATATCAGAATGGAACTTGTGCGTGGAATGCGAGGTAATGAAAATGGAAATAATAGTTAAGCCATGGGGCGAAATGTCAGCTAGGGAAATTCAGAACTTGAAAGAAAGACAATGCAAGCATTGTGATTATTTTTCTAAGAATAGTTCCGGTGGGGTTTCATATGGTACTTGCGAATATATTACAGTCAATGAACACATGAGAGGATGCTTGCCGACAGAATGCGCCGCAAAAGGAATTTTTAAAAGCAAAACAAGGATAAAAAAAGATTTAAACCTTTTTTGAAAGGAAAAGAAATGAGAACGATAAGTGAAATGTATAAACGTTCTGGAGGAACGGCATATCAGCATACATGTTCAGAATGCAGATTTTTCCGGGATGGGAAGAAAGGAAAATGTCTATTATATGGCGTCGACCAGGATTGGTACGGGAGATACATAGCTTGCAAGTTTATCAATTCCGAGAATGATATGCCATATGGACAGATGAATATTTTTGATTATGTGTGAATAAGATTAATTGAGGTGATTGCATGGAAAAAGTTATTTTGATTGCCATAAATGAAAGGCTTTTTAAACTCGGACTAATCAATGAAGAAACCAGAAATAAAGTATTGGCAGAAATTAATGCAACAAAATAACAAAAACTATTGAATGGAGTTGAGAATAACGATTATAATATTCTTGATTCCATTCCTGCAATTACAAAGGGGAATGATTTATGAACATATATTATGCAAGGGAAAGATTAAGGACAGGATCTATTTTTGACCTAAAGTTAAAAGTGGCATATTACGCAAGAGTTAGCACGGAAAAAACAGAGCAGCAGGTATCTATCAAGCACCAGCAAGAATATTACGAGGAATTTATTCGTTCAAATCAGAATTGGACTTTTTCGGGAGCATATATTGACGATGGAATATCTGGAATCCATGCCGAAAAGAGAGAGGAATTTCAGAATATGATTCGAGATGCAAAACTCGGAAGAGTAGATATGATCATCACGAAAGAAATTTCCAGATTTGCCAGAAACACGCTTGACAGCATTCAATATACCAGAGAACTACTGTCCTATGGAGTTTGTGTATGGTTTCAAAACGACGGGATTAATACCATTGACGAGGACAGCGAATTCCGTTTGACAATTATGGCAGGCGTTGCGCAAGATGAACTTCGAAAACTTTCGAGCCGTATCAAATTTGGACATGCAAGGTCAATTCAGAACGGAGTTGTGCTTGGAAATCGAATATACGGATATCACAAGAAAGACGGGAAACTCACTATAGTTCCTGAAGAAGCTGAAATGATTAGGATGATATTCAAAGATTACGCATCGGGAACCGTGTCTACCCCTAAATTAGAAAAGAAATTATGGGACATGGGGTACAGGAGCTTCAAGGGCGGAAAAATAAACAGAGATGTTATCAGGAATATTATCAAAAATCCAAAATATAAAGGATATTTCTGCGGTGGAAAAGTGAAGATTGTCGATATGTTTACCAAAAAGCAAGAATTCCTGCCAGAATCCAAATGGGTAATATTTAAGGATGACGGGAGTCGGGTACCTCAAATCATAGACGAAGAAACATGGGAAAAAGCGAATGAGTATATGAAGAAGAGAAGTGAAGCTATAAAATCTCATCGAACTTCGTTTAAGAATGGAAATCTCTTCACGGGTAAAATTTTTTGCGCTAATGATGGCGCTCCGTACTGGATGAAGCAACATTATGTACGCGGAAAAGAAGATGTGAGATGGGTATGCAGTTACAAAATCAAAAATGGAGCGGATTCTTGCAGTTCACACGGTATTAGAGAGTCTGATTTAAAGAAAGTGGTCGCAAGCCTTATCAACGAATCTTCATGTAATATAGATGAAGTTATCAAGGAATACTTAAATATACTAAGAAAAGTTATTAATAATAAGCCGGATACGGGCATTGAAAAAGAAAGGCTTCAAAACCAGATTGATGCAATAAAAAAGAAAAAAGAAAAAATACTGGAATATAACCTTAATGGAGATATTTCGGACGAAGAGTTTATATCAAGGAATAAGGGCTACACAAAACAAATCATTGATTTGGAGATGGAAATTTCAAAATTAGTCCCGGAAGATGTCGAACTACAAATAGCAGAAAAACAACTTTCGAAAATCACAGAGGAACTAAAAAGTTTTAAAGAAGTAAAAGAAGAAGATATAAATCGCCAAATTATTGATAAGCTTTTTGACAAAATAGTTGTGTCGTTGTCGGCGGATAAACAAATCGTATGCAAATTCTATTTAAGCACTGGATGCTCGAAAATACGGGATTTGGGCGGGGTTGTTCTGAATACATGTTATTTAACAATACGTAAGAACGACACACGGCATTTTATAGGCGAACTTGTAGCTTAAAAATAGCCCGCAAACACTGATATTTACTGGTTTTTTAACACATTTAACAGGAGTGGAATCAATGAATAATACGCATACCGCATATGACGTAATGAAAGAATATTTAATAACCGGTGCAGAGCCTGACGGACTGTACCAGATACCGATGTTGCCAAAGTTAGATGCCGTACCGGGCAAAGTGTCCGCACAACTATACAGAATAATAATAATAACCCCGTTGTGCTCTATCGTCAATCCCTGTTATCAATTCAATATTTGAAGATTTAAGGCGTTTTTATATACTTGCGATAAAATATACCAGAATCGTGCTAAAAGCCGTTAAAACGCCAAATAGAAGCCAATACAGCTATATATAATTGTCAATGCGCATCAAGCCAGGACATACCCCCGGCGAAGTCCCGCACGGGTCATGAACCACCGCCGCCCGGAGCGGATGCAGTACACCAGAAAAAGGGCAGCGTTTTACTGCTCTAAATAATTTATATTCGTAATCCGGGGCAAATCCCGGAAGAACTCAGAAAAACCGCTACCAGTAATATTATACTGGCGGTCAGATGTTGGAATGATACGGCCATCTTTTATCTCCATGCAGGAAAGTTGCAAATATCCCGGCTTTTTGGTAGATTCATGTAACGCGTACCGCATAACAGACACTGCTCCAGACTGACAGCGCACCGGCGGCAAGTCGTACCAGATCAGCGGGACAGCACCGGAAGCAACCGCATTAAACACTTGTCTGGCGTCCTTTTTTGCAGCTGCTCCGATTTTATCAACGGTGGAAAAATCCCCGCTCAAAATGGCGTCAACGGTCTGTTCTGACGTTGGTTTTATAATTCTATCTATCATATAAAAGCCCCTTTCTAATTGAAAAAAGCAGGCGGGAAAGCCCCGCCCGGAATTAATGAGCATTGTTATAATACGCCTGTTCTAGTTCGTGGCATTTCTGCCATAATTCAATGTCTGAATGCATAACCCTAGAAGCGTCAGCCCATGGGACATGGTCCAATAAATACTCGTATTGTTTAATTTCCGGCATAGAGTGCAACCAGTTTTCCCAGTTTGCGCGGCTGGTATCTGCAACATGTTCGATTTTTGCCAGATCAGCCCCCGGAACGTATCCGGGTTTCACGTACCATGCGATTTTTCCACAGTCCGCAATATGTGCAATTATTTTATAATCCCCGTATTCCTCTACAGCTTTATTGCATATGATTGTACCATTGCCAAGACAGCACATAAATAATTCAAATTTTTTCATGTTTTAATCCTCCTGATTTTTATTTTAAAAGACCGCCGGGGAAATGTTCCCCGGTACGCTTGCCGGTCTGGTTATGATTCTATTGTTCGGCCGTGGCCGTCCATGAAGACCTCGCCGGCAGGCCACTGACAAAGCTTCGCGCGACCTTCTTTAACAACGCGTTCGTTATCGCGTCCGGCGTGTTGGATTGCCTTGTATGTGATTGTTTTAGCGGTTTTATTTACGATTTCAAACACCAAACCGCTTTCATGGTATCTTTTTCCGATTTCAAATTTTTTCATATCCTTTTACCTCTTTTCTTATTTTTTTGAAATCCGGCGGTTGCGTTGAGGCTACGGCTTGACCGCCGCCGGAGGAAATTATTTGATTTTTGCATCTGTCCAAAGATCAAGGATACTACGGAAACAATTTAATTCATCAACGGTAAACCCGCCGTCGTTAATATGGAATATTGCGTAATCCCCATATTTTTCGTTTATGTCCTGAATGTAATTATAAAATTTTTCGAACCGTTCCAGGCGGTCAGTGTCGAGCATGTACCACTTATGCCCATCCGGAAGCGTTTTTATAAAGTTTTCCACGTTCTCTGGATAACTAAACAATCCGGAAACTGTTATTTTGCTTTTCTTGTCGTCCTGTGTACTGCGGTCGATCATTGCGAACACCGCCCAATTTAAATACTTTGTATATTTATTCATTGTTTTTTCTCCTGTTCGTTATTCGTCCATCGTTCTAAAATTTACATAATTGTAGATTCTTATAAGTTGCAAGTATAATTTATCCATTGAAATATCATTTACGTCATCAACAAATTTTCCATTCTGTGATGTAGAAATTGAAACAAGCGTATCAGAATCATAATTCTTATGAATGTACAATTTAAGATCCCCATTTTTTCCAAACCAGTTGATTGTCAAATCATTATCTAATTCAAGAGCTTTGCACATTTCTACAATTCTATTAAGATAAGATTTTGTTTTCATTCCATACCTCCTACTTTTCAACAACCATTAAAACAACTTTCCCGTCTTTCTCTACAATGTCAAACTTTTTGATTTTATCCTGCACATCTTCTGGAATTTCCTCAACTGAAAAATCATACAAAAATGTCATTGCATCATTGTAATATTCCACAACGTCAATTCTTCTCATTGAGCTTTCTAATAACTTCTTTAATTTCATCTTATATTCCTCCTTGTTTTTCTGTTCTCTGTTGATGGTTATATAATACACGATAATGCACTTTTTATCAATAGTAAAAATACACAAAGATGTATTGATGAATTATATAAAATACACAAAGATGTACAATTGAAAATATATTGACTTATAATACATAAGGTTGTATTATTATAGAAAAAGATATATAAACAAAAGGGAGGCTGTAAGAATGACAGAGAGCAAGCGAAAAAATATATATAATGGAAGCATTTCATATGCTAGGCTGTGGGAAACAATGGAGCGCAGAGGAATTAAAAAGATAGATTTGAAAAATAAAGATTCTTTTAATATGTCGCCCACGCTGGTTAATAAGCTGGTGAAAAATCAAAATGTTAGCGTTGACACTATAATGTACTTGTGTGAAAAATTAGACTGTCAGCCGTGCGATATTTTAGAATATAAAAGAAATACACAATGATATATTTTAAGTATTGACAAATGGTACACAATAATGTATGATTTAATTAATGAAAGGAGTGACTTAATTGATTAAAAAACACATTATCAACGTACCAGATGTTGAAGCAGTTGGAGTCTATGCGATTCACAACAAGAAAAATGATAAGTATTATATAGGCTCTAGTGTAAATGTCAAGACCAGATTAAAAACGCATCAGCGTAATATGGAAAAATTACAAGGTTCAAATTTAAAAATGGACGAAGATTTGAAAACATTTGAAGAATTAAATGATTTTGAATTTCTTGTATTAAAGACTTTCCCAGATAACACAATTACAGATTACGAATTAAGAAAAACAGAAAAAGAATTTATTGAAAAATATGAAGCGTATAAAGGTTATAACAACGAATCACATGAACCAGTGTCAACAGGTTTTTATAGTAAAAATGAATTACTGAGATGTAAAAAAACTAGGCCTAAAGCGTATAAAAAATTAGATCATTCTGATATTTCAAAAATGACAGATTATGAATTAGTAAATGCTTTGATTATTACAAGTGAGAAACCTGAAGAGTATAGAACACTGATATCAATGTTAAAATATCAAATTCTACTTAGAATGGACAAGCAAAGGATTATTTAATTTATAAAGACAGTTAAAGAAAACCAATTACACAGCCCCAGACAGGGGCAGAAAGAATGAGGAAAAATGGCAATTACAAGATCATGGAAAGTATACGGAAATTATGGCGGTCACCGGTTAAAAGAAAGCTTCTCACCGTCAAGAAAATATGATTGGAGCAGCAAAGAGGACGGCGTGAGAATTATCGAGATAGAGAACGCCGACAAGACCGGCTCAAATCTTTATTCGATTATCAGGATAACAAGAGATAGCGCCGAATTATGTGAACGTGAATTTAACGGCCAGTTAAGTGACGGAATTTTTGAAAATTGCCGAACTGGAAACATTGAAGAACTTGCATAATTACGAACAATGATATAAAATATAAACAGCGCATAAACGGGAGTGATATTTGAGAATGATGTAAATTTAGCTCCGTAAACGCAAAAATAAGCCCCTGAGAGATAATCCCGGGGGGCTTTTGCTGTCTTATTCTGGCGGCGTAACGACGGCGCGGCACTCAGCCGGTAAACAGCCCCACCGCCGAAGCTGTTATAATACATTTATCACAAAACTGTTGAAGTTGTCAAGCAAAATTTTTTTTTATTTTGGGGCTTGATTTTTAAAATCGATGTGGATAAAATAAAAATAACGACAGGCGACGGAACTCAGGACGGGAGCTGCAAGCCAGAGCGCGAAAAGAATATTGATTAATCAGCCAGATCATGCCGGATAAGGTGCCGGAAGGTCTGGCTTTTTGTGTTTAATAGCCATAAAATGACCGTATTACATGACGTATAAGTATATAATAACTGGTTTTATAATCCCGTCCTAGATTCTAGAGACCTAGAGTTTATTAATATATATACTATACAGTACCGTATAGATATATAGAGTTAATAAGAGTAATGTAACGGTAAAAATAAAATTAAATAGACTGTTGACAGTGATATAAAAGTATGATAAAACAGAATTAACAATTGAATAAGCCGAAAGGCAATAAGAATAATAAGACTATTTAAGACGATTAAAACCGAGCAGATCGGAAAGAAGAAAGGGATTTAGAAAAGTCCCAAATTGTATCTGCAAGCGTGTTTTTATCGTCTTTTTTTATTTCATTTTTTTTGGAGGTGATACAGTGAAAAAGAGTAATACAACAGTAACAGAACAGGGAATAGAAGTATATGAGAATGATATATATAGGCTTGTAGATGAATATATAAACACTGTGTTACAAGTAACTCCTGAAGAATTTGATACACAGAAAGAGTATAAAGCTGTTGTTGCTGATAGTTTTGTAGATATGATCTTTTATATACATGATAGGATACCTAAACCAAGTAATGATGATATAGAGTTATTAGATGATATATTTAATATATTTGTCAGGGTATGTAGTAAATACAGTGTATTGCCGACGTTGGAAGTGTTTAGTTTTCTTGTCGGAATAGAGCGGAGAACTTTCACGGATTGGTCTAATCAAAAGACGAGGGCAAGTACATCGCACTCCGACACGGTTAAAAAATGGTTCGATATTTGCAAGAATTGTACAGTAAACAGATTGAACAATCAGCCCGGCACAAATGCCAACTTGATATTTGTCGCAAAAGCAGCTTATGGCATGGCAGAGACAGCACCAGTTCAGACAGTGCAGCAGGATGGCATACCGCACCAGACAGCGCAGCAGATCGCAGATAAACACAGGTCAGCGCTTGAACTTCCGGAGATGGAAAGACCGGAGCTGTAACAATATGTTGTTGCCTCTGGAATCAATACACAATATATAGTAATGTTCAATGTTCTTTTAGGGTGTACCCATTTTGAACAGACGATAAAACAGAAATATTTGTGCAATATTACAACAGATTTGCACCACAAAGTGCTTCCTTGACTACTTCCGCAGGCTTTTAGCCACCAGCGTTAAGCCAGGGAAGCGGGAACCCATGGGGCGGCGGGATTCCCTGGTAGCGTCCGGCATGGATACCGGGAGGGGGTCTATATAAGCCCCAACACGCACCGAGTGAGTACTCCGAGTTCCCGAAAAATTAAAAAAGCCTCCTCTAACAGCAAGGCTTAAAAATTCCAAAAAACAAAAAAAGAGTTCCCCATGGCAGAGATAGTGATTGCAACACAACAAGCCATAAGCCTCAATGGTTTCTCTGCCAGAAATCGGGCACAGCTCCTGATTTCTCCGCTACGGAGAGTTTAAATATGAGCAGAATAAACTTTAGCTGTTGCTTCAAGGACGGGAACTAATTAAGGCATAAAAAAAAGAGAACCATCACGGTTCCCTTTTAAGATCATCAGCGTTGAATTGAATGACAACATCCGGGATTGCTTCAACAACAATCCGACAACCGAGAAATTCTAAAATAGAAATCATCTCGTCGGCAGATAATGTTTCTCTTGAAAATTTATTTGCCAGTGCTTGCGGAGAAGTGCCAAGATATTCAGCCACCTGAACATTTGTAACTTTTTTCATCTTCATTATTTGCTTGATTTTTTGAGATACCAAAATATCACCTCCTAATTACATAATAAACGCATATGTTAAAAAAATCAATTAAAATTCACTAAAACGTGTATAAATCACTTGATATTACACACAATACAGTGTATAATTGGCTTATAACGAAACGGAGGCGTGTATATATGAAAATAGGTTATGTAAGAATATCGACAGTAGATCAGAACGAAGCAAGGCAGATCGAAGCTATGAAAACGGATGGAGTTGAAAAGATTTATATGGACAAGAAATCCGGAAAAGATTTTGACCGTCCCGAATACCAGAAGATGATTTCAGAACTGCATAAAGGAGATGTGCTGGTAATTCATTCGATTGACCGTTTGGGAAGGAATTATGAAGAAATTATCGACGAATGGAGAAAAATCACTAAAGAAATCGGTGCAGACATCATTGTGCAGGATATGCCACTACTTAATACTTGCCAAAGCAGAGACTTAACAGGCACATTAATTTCAGATATCGTGCTTCAGCTTCTTTCTTATGTGGCTCAAAGAGAACGTGAAAACATTCGACAACGCCAGAGAGAGGGCATAGAAATTGCGAAAGCTCAGGGTAAGTACAAGGGACGTGCAAAAAAAGAAATTGATAAGGAACTTTTTGAAAACACTAAGACCAGATGGCAGAGCGGAGAGATCACGAAAGTCCAATTTGCAGAAATTATGGGAATTTCAAGAGGCACCTTATATAAATTACTGGAGGACAATGCGAATGATTGATTTTACGAACAAATCTGTTGTTACAGAAAGTGATATCGAATCCGAACACTTATTAAAGAAAGCGATCGCACAAGGTTTTTCTTTACCAAAAGGTGAAAAAGCAATGGAACCATGTAGATTTTTCCGTTTTGTCGGAAGCCCATATAAGCAGGTTATATCTCCAGAGAAGATAAGACCGAGTGAGTTCAAGCAAGCAGTTCGATATTCTGAATTATTTGGAGATGAAAGGGAAGACTTAAGGAAAATTGCAGACTTAGCTGCAAGATGGTGTAGAACATATGGATATGAACATTTAAGCGTCTACGCAAATGAAGAAAACGAAAACTACACTGGAAAGGGAATTGCAAAAACCGAAAATGGCACAGTGCAGCGTGTTGATATTGAAATAAAGAAACCGCGTAAGATAACAATAGCTGAATTAGAGAAACATTTTGGATATCCTATTGAAATTGTAAGCTGAGGACGTTGCCTATGAAGAAATATAACCCACAAGGCGAATCAATCAGAATCCGGCTCACATATCAGTTAGAGCAAAAGCTCATTGCCGAGAAGAATCGAACCGGTAAGAGTGTGTCGCAAATTACCAGAGAAGCATTGGAACAATACTTCCGAAAGAGGTAAACCAATATCTCAACCTCAAAAATTTTCCAAAAAATAAAAAAGGGGTTCAATATGACAGAAGAATACAGTGAACGTTTCGACCAGCTTCGGAAGAATCGAGTTGAAACCAGCTTTTATAAATATGGTCCAGCGAAGAAAAACTTTCAGACCGGAAACGTACAGGCGCTTCCTACAATGGAACGGTGCATTGAAAAATATAATTCCACTGGGAATACAGAGTACCTTGTAGATGCGGCAAATTACCTTATGTTTGAGTTCATGTACCCACAACACCCTAAAGCACACTTTACAGCCACAGACAGCAAGGACAGTGCCGGGATAGTTGGGATTAGCGTGAAAGAAATGGAGGACTTGAAGAATGAACAATACTAATTCTACAACTATTACGCACGCAGTAGCCATTTTAAGGCACGAACTTCTTACACATGGAGAAGTTTACAATGGTTTCAAAGCAAGCCTTAAAACAGCAATTGAGAAGTACTGTACATGCGGCCTGCCGTTTGAGCCAGAAGAAGAAACTGCCGGTAAGATTCTTGATTTTATGATCGGAGAGGAACAGAAAGAATGATTCTTGCAAAATTTGTATCAGTCATGTTGGATATAGCGTTTTTTACATTTGTTTTGGCGTTCCTAATATCACAGGACGAAACCGAAAAGAAAAGCAATCCAATAGCATCGGTAGTGTTTATATTAATGGAAATATGTTTTGCAGTTAATGCAGTTGTGATTTTTAGATTATAAGGAGAACCCAATGTGGTTAGCATTCACAATACAAATTCCCCTGTTCACCATACTGATTGAACGGGTGAAAATACAAGAAAAGAAGAAATCTGTCGTTCTCAGGTTAGGGAAAGCCTTTGAATCTGACAGGTCGAGGCATCCAGAGTAGCTTAGGTCTGCGTTGGTGAAACACTGATGAGATTAATTATTTCCCGGATCATCTGTAAAGTAACTGGCGCGGACTTAACAATGTCATGGATGCTTTCTAAAACACCAGAATATATCACTTCCCGGGAGTGTTTTCCCGGGAAAACAATGGGCTATCGCCAAGCGGTAAGGCACAGCACTTTGACTGCTGTATTCGTGGGTTCGAATCCCACTAGCCCAGCTGACTGTATCTTGTGCATGGATATAGTCCCTCCAAGGTGCCATCTATCCCAACGGGGATGATTAAAGGGACTTCAAATGTCCCGGATGGTATTCTGCATGGCGCAGAACAATTAGACCCTTTGTTACGGCTGTGAGGGTATGAACCGTAACAGTAGAGGAACGTTGCTCTTGAGTTGCCTAATAACGCCTCTACTTAGGACATTTATCTCAGCGGGTCAGAGAACCCGGCTCATAACCGGGCGGTCCTGGGTTCGAACCCCAGAATGTCCATTTCTCCATCAAATGCCATCTGAGCCGTTATCTTGGATGGAAAAATTTTTACCAGATAATTGAGAATCGAAAGGACTGCGATAACCGGGTGATACGGCGACGAGTTACGCGCTACGACTTCACTTTATCTGGTGGCATTCCGGAGTTTAATGGGTTGACGAATCTAGGAGTTTTAAGGAATGCAGGAGTCCGTACAAGGTTCGCTCTATATCACCTATAGGGCATAAATATCCGAAACAACTCCGTGGGGCTGGCACGGTATAAAACAGCCTAGTGGAAAGCATAACACGATAAACATATTGCTAACCCGGGGCTTCCGGGTTATTCGGAAAGTGCAAGTAACTGGGAACGGCCTGGTCATAGACTAGGTCTTAATGGTTCGAATCCATTCTTTCCGATTTAATCTGCTTAGAGTTAAGCTGTTTGTATACAGACGGTCTATGCTTCTGGTGGATTTACACTATAGCAAAAAAATGTGAAACTCAACTCAGGTATTGTCTGACCGTTATAGGCGGTAAATATGGCGAGGTAGCTCAATTGGTAGAGCAGTAAAAGATTGTAAGTCATGTTCGTGACTTCTACAGCAATTCTTTCCATTACAAGGTACTTGTCGGTGGTTCGAGTCCACCCCTTGCCACTGCCCCAGTTTGTCGGTTGTGGGAAACCGGCGGAACATGTCTGTGTTCTTTACTGCAAATAATTTTATAGGTTCAAATCCTGTTGGGGCAATTATGTGATGCTTACAGCAATTCATCTGGACATAACTGCTAATTATGAAAACCAAAAGCATCATGAAAAAACTATGGGACACTTACAGTAAATTATTCCTTAAATAAAATCTTAGGCGAATATTTTATAATTCATTTTATTTCTTGTGTCCTGAAAGGAGAAGAATATGGATTTTGCAAACGCAATAAAAGAGGAAGGCAAATTCATAAGAACCGAAAATGGCGCAGTTGCGCTGAATACCACAAGTGATGCAAGGCTTGATCTATTCGGAACTATTGGTGCATTAAGAGATGCCGACGAGAATAGAATCACTACATTGTTCTCAGAAGCGTATGCACAGGACAAACTTTTTGCAACAAAGATAATTTTCTATGCAAGAGATATTCGTTGCGGACTTGGAGAAAGAAAAACTTTCCGAACCATTATTCGTTATATGGCGGAACATCATCCAGAATCACTTAGACCGAATCTTGATTTGATTGGAGTGTTTGGAAGATACGATGATCTTTATGAATTGATTGGAACGCCACTGGAAGATGATATGTGGAAGACCATGAAAAATCAGTTCGAGGAAGATCTGAAGAACCTTAATGAGGGCAAAACAATTTCTCTGCTTGCTAAATGG